AAGGTTTTTCTTAGCAGCAGTTGTATATCCAGCAGCTTCTTCAAGCGTTTGAACTTCCTGTGCCTTAAAGCCTATGTCTAGCCAGTCTTCTTTGTGAGTACCATCTGGTGTCTGTGCGTTAAGGTCATAATCATCAGCAGTTTTATCACCATACTTAGAACGTTTATCCCATTTGTATGTTACAGGGGCTAATGCCTTAACAAAGTCTAAACCTAAGTCTAAAGCTGTAAAGTCTGTCTTATCACGTTGGTCTGAAGCTACTGTCCAATCTACTTGGATGTGGCAGTTCGTAACATTTTCATCACCTAGAGCTATTCTATCAGATGATGTAGTTTGTTGACCTCCTGGACTTCCTGTGATTCCAGATTGAAACCCCAAAAACATATTGTTAGAACCACTTGTGACAGAAACTCCTGCATCTTTTCCTAAAGCAGTGTTAAATGCTCCTGTGCAAGGTGATAGGGCTTCCCCGCCAACAGCAACATTACCATTACCACAGTTTGCAGAAAGTGCTGAATGACCAACTGCAACATTTTGAACACCATCATCTGTAGCATCACCACAAAGAGCGCCCACGAATGTGTTGTTTGCGCCTGAGGTTACTGCTGTACCAGCATTCAGTCCAACAAAAGTATTATTATCGGCTGTAGTTAATTTACCTGCTCTACATCCTAAAATTACGTTACCACTACCACAGTTAGCTGACAGTGCTTCAAAGCCTACAGCTACGTTATTAGTTCCATCATCAGTGCCATCACCTGCAAGACCACCCACGAATGTGTTCTGAACACCTGTGGTTACTGCTGTACCCGCTGCATATCCAACAGCCGTGTTAAAGCTGTCTGTAGCTGTAGTAAAGTTTTGAGTCTGTAATGCATACGGCCCGATTGCAACAGTGTGGCTACCTTTGGTATCAATAGTTAATGCTGCGTAACCAAAAGCGGCATTTTCTCCCCCAGTGTTTAAAGCATCACCAACAAGTCCACCGACTAGGGTGTTAAAGACGCCTGTGGTTACTTCTTGCCCTGCTGCATAACCAACAGCAGTGTTTAATGAGTCTGTTGCTGTTGTGAAGTTTTGGTTAGCTAATGTAAGTGCTCCAATGGCTGTAGACTTAGAGCCTAAAGTATCAAGAGTTAATGCAGCATAACCAAAGACAGCATTACGATCTGCGTCTGTTAAAGCATCTCCAGCTAAAGCACCCCCGATGGTGTTCTGTACGCCCGTGGTTACTGCAACTCCTGCGTCATAACCCACTGCTGTGTTCAAGGTGTCTGTAGCTGTAGTAAAGTTTTGTACGCCCAATGCTCCTGTACCTATTGCTGTAGATTTACTACCTAATGTATCCGCAGTTAAAGCGTTCCTACCTACAGCTACGTTAAGATCAGCATCCGTTAAAGCATCACCAGCTAGGCCACCAATTAGGGTATTGTTTATGCCTGTGGTGACTGCTGTACCTGCGGCATGACCTATGGCTACGTTGTAATTAGAAGCTGCGTTATTTTGAGTTTTTAATGCTTCAAAACCTATAGCAATAGATTTGCTACCTGTATCTTCAGTAGACAAAGCGTTATATCCTAAAGCTATGTTATCGTCACCCTCTGTAAGTGAATCACCAGCTAATCCACCGATTAAGGTGTTTTTTACGCCTGTGGTTACACTGTGACCCGCTTCAAATCCTACAGCCACATTGTAAGAATCTGTAGCAGTTGTAAAGTTTTGTGTGTATAAAGCCCTTCTGCCTATTGCTATAGAACGACTCCCTAAAGTATCAGAACCTAACGCATCTGTTCCTATAGCAATGTTAAAATCTGCATCCGTTAAAGCATCACCTGCTTGACCACCAACAAGAGTGTTTTGTAAGCCCGTGGTCATAGCAGTACCTGCATCGTCACCTACGGCTGTGTTTAGTCCTGTTGCTCCTGCATTAAGAGTTTTTAAGGCTCTATTACCTATAGCAACATTGTTTCCATGTGCATCTTCTGTTGATAAAGCCTCAAAACCCACTGCAACATTGTAAGATCCTGTAGTAAGTGAATCCCCTGCTCGACCACCTATGAGGGTGTTTTGTATGCCTGTGGTTACTGCTGCACCTGCCACGAATCCTACAGCAGTGTTGTAACTATCAGTAGCTGTTGTAAAGTTTTGAGCCGCTAAAGCCTCTTGACCAATTGCTGTGCTTCTGCTTCCTAAAGTGTCAGAACTTAAAGCAGAATAACCAACAGCTGTATTAAAATCTGCATCAGTTAAAGCATCACCAGCAATGCCGCCCATCAAGGTGTTTTGGACGCCTGTGGTTACTTTTTGTCCTGCGGCTGCACCAACTGCTGTATTGTACGTATCTGTAGCCGTAGCTGGGTTCATTTCTTCTAAAGAATCTTTACCTATTGCTACATTGTATGAACCTAGAACGTTTCCACCTAAAGCGTTATTTCCCATACCAGTGTTATTACTAGACGTAGTAGTTACATCACCTGCTCTAAACCCAACAAAAGTATTCTGGTCACCAGTAGTAATCGCAGTACCAGCTTCATCACCCACAACTGTATTGAAGTTACCGCCAGATGCTATTGAGTTACCTGCGTTGACACCGAATCGGACATTAGAGGTTCCTGCGGTTGGGGTGGATAGTGAGCCGTCTGCGGCTATTCTCATGGCTTCACTAAGAGCATCAGTACTAGTAGCAGAAGGATGAACCCAAAAAGATAAACCTGTTTGATTAGGGTCACTGTCTGTTTGCACAACTGAAATAGCAGAGTGTTTATTTTCCTGATTTGATGTGTCTGAATCAGCACTACCAAAAGCTACAGCAGGGCCATAATTACCATTACCTGATGTTCCGTTTCCTCTGATAAAAATACCAACACCATCATAATTGTTGTAAGTAGCACTAAAGTTACCTGACTCAGGGTCAGTTGTTAGTACTGCTGGAGCAGTACTTGTTCCAATACCAACAGTATTGTTCCCACCATCCACAAACAACATATTGGCTCTGCTATTTGTTTCAACACGGAAGTCTACGTCATAGCTACCCTCATTAAATACTGTTTCCGCAGGAAGTATATCAAGTCTTGCAATCCCAGTTCCAGCAGTCATTACGTTAATTCCAAACCTACCGTCTTCAGTACCATCACTAGCGTCTTTTATTTGATTAACAAACTCAGTATAAACTACATCTTGGCTATTATCATTACGTCCTATAAATTTAATTTTTCCTAGTTGATCGGCATCGGCAGGGCTTCCTGAGTTTCTATAAAGGACTAAATTTGGTGCAACATCAGCATCTGCGTCTGTAGATATAAGTGAAAGGGTGTCGGTGTTATCTGCTGTAGAGATTGTTGAGCCATCATTAGCAGCAAAGCCACCGTTAAAGACAGTCGCAGCCGTGGTGGTCAGGACGCCTGTTACGAGGGCAGTCGTTGCCATGTTTACAGCACCATCAATGTCCACGACGTCTAAGTTAGTTGTTCCGTCTACGTCAAGATCACCGTTAAAGTCTACGTTACCTGCAACAGCTAAAGTAGTAGCCATATCAACTGCACCGTCAATATCCACGACATCAAGGTTAGTAGTACCGTTAACGTCAATAGCACCTTCCACATCTAGGCTTCCCGGAATGCCTACAACTGTTGTACCTGTAGCGATTGTTATAACATCAGCATCAGCGTCATTCTTAATTGTAATATCATTAGTTGAACCTTGGCCTGTTAAGATTAAACCTTCTGCACTTGTGTAACCTATAGCTGCATTATCTGCTGCTGCTGTATCACCATCAGGTTCAAAGGTAGCTGCTGTCGCAACACCAACTATATCCACGTTTGTTGTACCTGTTGGAACAGCAAGAACAGTAGCATCAGCATCATTAACTAATGTAATGTCATTAGTAGAACCTTGACCAGTAACAATAATTCCTAATGCAGAAGTATATCCGATAGCTGCATTGTCACCTGCAGCAGTATCACCATCAGGTTCAAACGTAGCTGCAGTCATTATGCCGTCAGTATCTATTGTACCTTGAAAGAACGCATCTTTAAATTGTAGAGAAGATGTACCTAAGTCAAGTGCGTTATCCGTTTTAGGTTTTACTTCTGAGGTAGAAACAACAAGATCTTGAGCTGGCCCAACAACTAAAACAGGCCCACCTTCAGCGGCTGTACCATCATGCGTGTGACCACTTGTTCCCATAGCAGATTCAATGGCGTTAAACTCTCCATCAAAATCTGAAGCGTTAATAACATTACCATCAGCAATATTATTACTACTATCGTTACGTGTATATCCTGTTCCCATTGTTTTTTACCTTCTTGTGTTAGTACCATACTCTAGAGTTATGGCATCGAGTGAAAATGGTGGGTCTGTACTATCCGATTCAAATTGAAACGATCCAGTAAACCCTGATCCTATAAGCTGTGTTTCAAACAACTTTAAAAGTTTTCCGCTGTATACGGCTGTTGATCCAAAAGTTGCTGATCCAAAAAAAGCAACCGTACCAGTGGCATTATTAAAATCTATTTGTGTAGGTTGTATAATATTTTTTTCGTCAAAGTCTAATTTTAAACTCATGTTAAACGATACACTACCTTGAGGATCAGTATAAAGAAATGCTTTATAAAAAGTTTTTCTTGTTCTTGGATCGCTTATCGGCACAAAAGGAGTAGCAAATGTAGTTGGTATATTTTTACTATTAAAGCTATTGCCCTCTTCTAACTGGTATAAGTATCCATCATTATTTGCAAATACAATTGTTTCTACGTTAGAGTAAAATCTACTATCCGATACGTATGCTCTTATACCCCTAGTCTCAGCCCAAGCCATGTTGTCTCCACCCTGACCAGAAAACTGTGTGCCTAATACTCCCTCTGCAGATTCTTCTGTGACGTTATTACTGTAACCAAATATTCTATACTGAGACTTACCTCTAATAAGAATACTAGAAAAAGAAGTATTATTAGTAATTAAATTAGTCATTTGATTTTGTATTTTTTTACTGACAACAGCCAGTCCAAAATCACCTATTCTGTCTGTGCCACTTAATAATCTTAAACCTTCTGGGCCTAAGAACATAACATCTCCACCAAATTCTTGTATGGTATCTGTGTCTATACATCCAACATCTGTTGTTACAGGAGTTAATTGAAAATCACTTATGCTATTACCTGATAATTGATATATAGAAGTTTCTGTAAATATAATTAATTTATCACGAAAGACTACTAAACCTGTAATTGAACCACCTACTGAAATAGAACCTGCACCACTCGCAGCAGTAAAATCGTTATCTGTATAAGGTGCAGTAAAAGTAAGTTTATCTGCTTTGCCAAAAAATAAATGTTTTTTAAAGTCTGTTACAAAAGTAGCTCCAATAGTTTCTGCAGGAGCACCATCAAGCACTGTAAAAGTTACATTGTTCCATAGTGCAGGAGCATTAGTACCATCTACTATTGCAATTTTTTCATCCGTAGCATACTTATATCTAGCAAATCTTGTTTTAGAAGGAGCTTCTCTAGCTACTGATATAAAAGTAACTACGGCATTATCTGCTGGACTACTGGCTAAGTTAGGACTTATGTCTAGTGTAGAACCCCCTGAACTTACTGTAGCATTAGATGTTACAGTATATACTTTGTCTATTCCAGCTACAGTAAATACATCTCCTGCTTGAGGAGCACTGGTTAATGCGTCTACTGCTAGTGTTGCACCAGATTGACTACCTGCATTTACCAAAACAGTACCATAACTAGGAATGTTTATTTTTGTATAACCACTACCAGCAGTAGTAAATAGATCACTATTTCTAGCTACTATAATCCTGTCTATAAAAACACCTACTCCTAATGTCAAGTAGTCAGTAGTAGTACTAATAAAAGTAATTGCTGCTCCATTAGCTGGACTACTAGCCAGTGAAGTGGTTAATGTTAACGTTGCTGTATTAGTAGCTGCAACATACGAAACACCACTTGAAGCTATTGTGTATACACCTGTGACACCTGCTATACTAAATGTATCACCTGCTACAGGTGTAGTATGTATAGCAGATAGTATAAGTGTTGTACCCGATTGACTAGCTGCATTAACTACAGGAGCACCGTAGGGAGGTATTATATTAGAATCGTATTTATCAAACCCAAGTATTCTTTTGTAACCACCCTCAACAGATGGCTCAAAGTTTTTTAACTCTCTTGCAGATCCGGGAGAGTTTATACCTTGTTGTAATGGACTCATATTAGTTATAAGACCTTCACGAAACTCAATGGGGTATGTTTGCCGTTTTGTAGGCATAGTTATCCTACTCTAAAAGAACTTACTGAAGTATGCCCACGTGTAATTACAGTAGATCGTAAATAATCATAACGATTAATATATAAACTACGCATACTTTTTATTTCATCTAAAAATCTTTGTTGCATCATTGACGCTTCTTGAGATTCGCCTCTAAACAGGTAAGCATAATGCATTGCCCCATCTATAATAGTATTACGAAATTGTTCAGGTATAGCAGGAACATCTGAATGACTTATTAAATCTACAGGTAATCTATAATATTCATAACAAACTATGTATGCTTTATCTGGTGCTGCTACAAAGCCAAACTCTAAGCTTGGAGTTCTAAATACATAATCTGGTAAAGCTCTTGCTGTTGTTGAGTCATTGTACTCTATATCTACATGTTTGTCTAGGTATTCTTCATAGGTAATTACGTTTAATCTTTTTGTGGCATTTCCTAAAGTAGCATCTCGTTTAATTCTAAAGCTACTAAAGTCTATTGTTTTACAGTCTGAAGGAAACGCATATCTTACTGTTCCTGCTGTTAACGTTTCTTCTTGATCTACATGATTAAAAGGCCACTCATACTCATGTTGATTTATATATCTAATAGATGCATTAACTGCATCTTTTATGGCACTATACTCACCTACAGCAGAAGAAAAATTAACAGAAGTAAGTTCCACTTCATTTAATCTATGATTAACATCATTAACTAAACCTATGTAGTTATATGCCATTTATCTTTCCTTTACTCGTAGCTTTATAGTACGTTCTACTTGGCTGCCTGTAGTATCTATTATCCTACAAAAAAACGTATACATTTCATTCGCAGTACCACCTCCTATATTAATGGTGGCTACTGTTGAAGTTTGTGTTTGAGAAACATTTTGTATAGTGTCTGAGCTTGCTGCACTAGAAGCTACAGCCAGTGTTTCCCCTGCCGCCAATACTGTTTTAGTAGTATAGCTATTACTTTTGATAGACCATACAACAGAATTTATTGTAGCAGTGCCTAAAAAACGTGACCAATCTACGCTATAATCTAATTGTTCGTCTGGGTCTTTATTAGGCCAAGTAAAACTCATTTATTAATCCTCTGTTGCATATACTGTACGTTCAGCAGAAGTACTTTGTCGTTCTATATAAACTTTTCTATTTTCTTGTTCTACTAAATATGTTCTTTCTGCTGATGTAGACATTAAGCTGCTCTATCTATTAGTATAGTTCTTCTTCTACTGTACAAATCTTTAACTGCGGCAAAGTCAAACACAACTGCAGTTTTAGTTACTGTACCTATTGAGCCTGTACCTACAACGGATGTAGGTGTTTGATTTGCTTTACCTGTAACTGATGTAAATGTATTTACAGACACTGTCGCACTAACACCCGACATTACTTCTGTAGTTTGTGGTTCTACAGTGCCTATTGCACCTGTACCTACAACTCCAGTTAGTATCGTAAAGTTGTCAATTGTTATCTGACCTATAGATACTGTAGAAGTAACACCTGCAACGCTAGAAGAGTTACCTAGACCCACTGAGCCTATTGCACCTGTACCAACTACCCCTGTAGATATACGTTCTGATATATCAATTTCAAAACCACCAGCATTTACTGCGGTTACAGATACGGTAGCTGAAACACCTGTGACAGACCTATTAGGTGATAACGAACCAAATATAGCTGATCCAAAAGTACCTGTGCCGTAGAGGGCATCATTAGTACCATAGATAGCCATAGTTTAAGCTATCCGAACAATAGCGTTACTTGCATCCGCTGCTGGAAATTCAATTGTTAAGTCACCTGCTGTGGCAGTTACTGTACCACCAAAATCAATAACACATATAGCTTTATTAGATTGACTTGCATTATATATAATACATCCTGTGCAACTAATAGTTACATTATCAAAAACTTCATCTGCAAAATCTAAAAAGGCTGTCGTACCACTTGTAGCAATTGCTGCACTGCCTAAAACCTGTCCACCTGCTGAATAATTAGTTCCTGATGCTTCGTCGCTAGCACCTGTTACATTAGAGTAATTAGTAGTGGCTACACCGTATGTTCCTGATGCACTGACTTTAATTAAAGCAAGTTTAATACTATTAGTATCTAAGTCGTGTATACCGCCTAAAAGCTCAGACTTAAAACTAGTACACATTGCTGTTGTAATTGCCATGTTATTCTCCTAGTAAATTTTCTTCATTGATAAAATAATGTCATACGTATCTCCAGAACTGTGTCCTGTAGTAGTTAATAATACATCACCATTAACACCGCTACCTGCATTATTTATCAGCCCACCAAAACTTTTATAATCAGAATATCCTTCTGAGTCTATTTTAATTTTTCTAGCAGATAAATTAGTACTAGCATTCCAAAATAACTCAGCAGACATACCTACAGTATTCCACCATATTCGTTCTATAGTAACGCTACTTACAGCATTACCATGTGCGTCTGTGCTTAATGCACTTGCATCAACTTTAGCAACAGCCGCTTCACCTGAGCCGTCACTAACATTTCTAAATCTCATAACAAGATCAGATGGGCCATCTAATAATGTTTCACTTGTAACAGCATCAGCCATTTTTATTCTCCTATGTCATAAAAAGTGGGGCAAGTTAATCCTGCCCCACTAAGTATTGTTATGCTAGTTGATCACGATCAACTTCATTGGCAGCTAAACTTCCGGGATTGTCTATGTTCATAAGAACCATCCAAAC